AATGGCCCTTCGACGATTCCCATTAGCTAACCTGAATCGTGTATTGCCCGCTTGGATCGTTGAAATTGGTCATGGTCACAATATCAGAATTAACTTTAATAGATGAGCCGACGGAAAGGTTGACGTTTGTCCAAGTTCTCAAGACGGATGTTTTCGTCGCATCAACTAAACCGCCATTAATATTTATCGTTGTGATTGCAGCCCCTGCCGATTTAACGTGATTGGGGTATAAAATCCCGTCTTCTATGTTTATAGCCGTAGCAGTGAAATCGCCCTCTATTGACATAATCCCGTTAATCAAATCAATACTTGTTACTGTGGTTGTGCTTTGTATGATGGACCGCCCGTTAGTCTGCACAACGGTTTGTATTTGACAGTCATCACCGCAATAAACATTTGAATTAACGCCATTTAAATATAGATCACCAACGATTGCAGTTTCACCTGGCTGATCATTTGCAATACCAACACTGCCGCCACGAATGAAAATGTCAGCCGATGTGCTGTTATATTTCATCCTGACAGGTGGCAAATTAGTCTCCGCGCCTGTGTTGGCAGTTGCGAATATTTTGGTAGTGCTTGCGCCTGTGTTCGTATTGTCAATTTTTAACCGCTGCGATCCTATCGCCGAACCTGTTCCAACGTGCTTGCCAATCTCAACCACATCAGCATCTATGCTCAAGTAACTCGGTCGGGATTCGGGCTTAGTTGATACAGTAGTCTCACCATCAGCAGTCGTTACTAAAGCATTGCGGGCGAGTCCTATTTTCCCGGTGTAGGTTTGCTGAATAAACAGGTTGTTGATCGCCAGGGCGCTTTGATCGAGTCCATAACAAACATTCACCGCGTTATCGGCAAATATAACCGTGTCGCTCGTTCCTGGTATAGATCCATCAGACCAGTTCTCTGGAGTAGACCAGTCACAAGGCCCGGCGTTAGCCGTGGAGCTTGTTACAGCGCCGATAGTGCCTGAAGCCCCTGTGACGCTGCTGACGGCGATGAACTCAACCCCTGCCACATCTGCGGTCAATGTAACCGTATCCGTTGCAGCGGATGCTGTAACGCCTGTGAAGTAAGGGTGCGTCGAGGCATTCCACGCGGCAGCAAGGGCCGTCGCTGTGCCATTGGCGTCAGTCGTTCCAATCGTCGAAACCGTAACGCCGCCAACCGTCAAAATGTAGGTAGTTCCAGCGTCGTATCCAGTGATCTGAACGGTGTCGACTTGCGCGACTTCCGTTGCAGTGCCTATCCAGTATTTTGTGGCCATGAATTAACCTGTTGGGTTGTTGAAGGTTAAAGTGATTGTCTCACCATCGCCATTCGTAAAAGTAATTTTTTCTATTCGGTCAATCGTCGCATAATTAACGTCATCCTGATCGAATACCTGTATCTGCGAAACGAGGCGACTAGACTCGATATAGTTACTTGATGAAACTGTCTCGCCTTCTTCTTCAGAGGCTTCTGCCTGAACTTCGGGCGGTGCAGTGTCCTCGTCATTCTGTTGCGGCCCGGAGAAAATTTCTCGCTTTATTTCATTAATGCTATCGCCGTATTCATTCAGACGTTTCGCCGTTATCGGCTCACCCCTTCTAATTCTTTCGATAGCTGCCATTAGAAACTCAATCCCAGCGCATTGAAATCTGATGTCCGATAAACATCATAAACCGCGTATCCGTTCGCTGTTTCAGTATCGGGAGGTAGTTCCGCTACTTGCGCGTCTGTCAAACTCTGCACCAGCTCAAGCCGCCAATCATCCTCTTTATAGGAAAACCCATAATCGACGGTATATCGACCCTCTTTATCCTCTGATGCATCTACCTTTGTGCAAAGCCATGTTTGTTTTGGGAAACCAGACCACGGGACTGAATTTATCCTTCCGAGGTGATTTAAAATTGCCGCTTTGGGTATGCTCGTTTCGATCCGCTTGAAATTAACAGACAGCTGCGGACGCTGAACACTTGCCTCTTTAAAAGCCTTCACAAAAACACCCGGCCCGCGCCACGTAACCGTCAGGAACTCGCCATTAATATCAAACCAGGTTGATTCAGAAGTAACTCCCGTTGTGAGACTGACTTGCGCCTGATTGATTTGATCTTGTTGGGCATCTGGTATCGCATCCTCAACCTGTGGGACGCTATAGCTTGCGATTACGCGGATATCTGACCCGCTGCCTTGAGGTCTGGCGTTTACCTTTGTGACTCTCACATCGGGCAAGATTGGGTGCGGGTCATTCAATTGCGGAATGCCTGGCTGAGTCATTGCGTTATAAAGCCTTGTTTCAGGGGTTCCGCTAACGTCTGTCACCAGGTACGATCTTTCAGTTGAATAGCCATCAGTGTCTAAAGATAGCGACTGCGATGCTATTAAATCCTTGGTGATTGTCATTGTGCTGTGGCTCCTATTGAACCTCTAATAGAGTCAGCGATTTCATTTAAAAATCCCGTTTGTTTCTTATCTTCTTCTGTTTGCTCGCGAATCCGTTGCGCGAATTCTGCAAAACCCTGCGTGTCACCAATATTTGCCGAGCTGATAAAATCACCAGTCGGGCCAACAACCGGCTGCATTGAATTCAATCGCCCTATTTCTGTTGCAAGCTGGTTTAGCTTTTCTCTGTATAAGTCTGCCGCTGGGCCTGATGTCTTAGAAAGCATGTCCTCATAGACCATTAACTCTTTATTCAGCGCAGCAACCTGCTCAGGAATACCAAGGCCCGGTCCGTTTATTTCTTCTGCAATCCCACCGATAACCGTTCCGAGCTGGTTAATAAAATACTGCCCCGCTGCCACCGCTGCCACGCCTTTTTTGCCAAATAACAAATAACCAATTATCCCTGCTTCTGCTAGAAATGGATTTTGATCAAGGAAGTCGACTACCTTTTGTGATCCTTCAACAATATCAGCTAGCCCGCCAAGCGCAGATTGGACAAACTGAGTTATCTGCTCTTCATCAAGCGATTCTATCCATCGGGTTGTACTGGTAACTAAATCAGTAATGAGCTGATTGACGCCTGCCTCGCCGATGACAACCTGAAGCCCTTCAAATGCCGCACCGAAGTTTGATAGCGCTGGCGTCAGGTTGCCCATCTGGTCAGACATTGCGCCTGCAAAGTTAACATTGCCAATCGACATTAAATATCCTTCGATATCCTCCGATGTCTTCTTAACAGTGGTCGCGACTCCCTGAAATGTAAATGTGACTTCATCGCCCTGGCTAGATGCTTTTATGCCGAATTCTTTCAGTCGTTCGAATTCACCAGTTGACGCATCTGCTACGGCTTCAATCATTTGATTAAGGCTTTTGCCCATCGCTGAGGCAGTGTTGCCATAAGACATTAATGCGCGCTCTGATGGATCAAGCCCTAATGCCTTTAACTTTATAAACGACTCAACAACTTGGTTTAGATCGAAGGGTGTAGTCTTGGCAAAATTCTCAATTAAATCGAATGCAGCACTCGCGTTTTCAGCGCCGCCTGTGACGGTTTTCAAAGAAGACATCAGGGTCTGGAACTTGGCATTGACGTCTATTAAGTTATTCGCAAAGACACCAATCCCAATACCCGCCAAGGCACCTCCAACAGCAGCCACTCCTTTAATCCGACCAGTGAAGCCGTCCATTGCCTTTTCTGCTGACCGAATCCCTTTATTAAAACCACGCGGATCAGCAAGCAAAGATACTGACAATCGACTAATAGTCGCCATTAGCTTTTAATCCTGAATATGCTTTTAATTTTCGCTTCCATTACTCTAGGGTCTTCTCGTTTGATTGTTTTGGCTTCCGGTAAAAAGTCTTCGGGGCGAAGCGGTTTAGTGCCTTTTTTCCTTAAGCTATTCCCGATCATGCTCGCAATCACCGCCAATACATTAGTATTGATATCGACTGTAAATGGCTTCAGTTTATGGAATGCTATCCATTCGCTGAATTCGGCCGAATCAATATCGGACTGCGCCTGCTTAACCGACATCTTTAAATGGCTAGCTAGTTGAAACCAGAATCGCCGCGTACTGCGGCGAGTTAGTTTTTTTCTAGTTCCTCTAAATCAGCGTTGCTTAACTTGTTCATTCTTTGCGCTACTGCAAAGATTCGATCAAGCGCAATCGATGATTTTTTACCCAGTTCTTCAATTTGCAAGTCAGTGAATAGCCTTTGCCCTTTTTCATCACACAAAGTAACTGCGCATAACCCAGCCCTGATATTGGCGCTTGCTGGATTCTTTCGCAATGCGGTTGTTTGCATTATTTCCCATCGATCCCGCTCGGCACCGCTCATTACCTTGACGCAAACCTCGCCGCCCCATTCAGGAACTTTAATAGTTTTAATTTCGCCAATATCAGGTGATTTCAGAATGTCATCCGCTGATAACATTATGCGCCATCCGTCCACGCAGGTGCAGTGCCTTTACCGTCAACCTTGATCGTGGCCGTTGCAGTCATCCTGTCTTCCAGGGGAACAGCAAAAGACCACGTATTGACGTAACCCGTAAAAACAAAAGTTGCACCCGATGAGTTGCCCGAAGCTACTGGGAAAGTGATTGTGATTGTCTCAGCGGCAGCAGACACAGGAGGCTGCACGTCAGGATCAAAACCAATTTCAATATCAATAGACCCCCCATCGACCAAAGCGCCTGGCTGATATTCCATGTATGCAGTCGATCCCATGTGCGAGACGTCAATATCAGCGCGGGTGATATCGTTACCATTGAGTGCAAGCAATTCCGCCGTGAAAGAAGAAGTCGCGAAAGCTATCGTTGTGCCTGTTCCAACATCCATAATTTAAAACCTCATAAAGTCGGCAATGATTCAACATGCCAAATTGAAAAATCTAAGCTTGCTCTGTGTACTGGCAAGTTTTTACCTTGTTTATCTGGTTCCTCAAAACTACTTCGGTTATCCAAAAAACAATTCCTAATGTCCAGATTCTCTGCGCCCATAACGCCAGTATATCCATCAAGTGCATTTCTAAATGCCTCTGAAATATCTTGCCGTTCCTGGACTAGAAAAGCCCAAACGTCCACTTGCAGCAACACTGTCGCCAAACCAACCGCGCCCGCCATATAATGATTTGGCTGGTCGCTGATCTTTTTAAATGTCACATAGGGGTAAGTTGGTGAGCTAGGCGGCGCACTAGCATAAATCCTGGTCCCTACCAATGCAGTGATGCCTGCCTTTGTGCTGGTGTAGCTAAAAAATGCGGTTTCGATAGTCATTTAGCAGTCAACAAAAGACGATTGATTTCGCGCTCTAATATATTCAACGCCTGCGATTTTCTGTCAGCCAAGGAGGACCGCAGGAATGAACGCGCAACGATATGTTTCGTCCCGTATTCTAGTGCCGCTGGGTAATAATATTTTGCGTCATCCGGTATGTTGAGCTGTCTTCGGGTGCCAGTTCTGACCACAGCTCCTTTTAAATATCTTGATTTAGCAACGCCGATTTTTATTGACCGCCTTAAAAGCCCACTATCAACCGGCGCTCTTGATATTGCCAAATTCTTTACTGGCTCCATTGCCGTTTTCACGGCTTCGGTCATCAACTTACCGCTCACCCTGCGGCTCATGTTATCCAGCTTGGCCTTTAACTGCGCTGCGCCTGTTACCTTGTAGTTTAGCTTTATCGAGTTAGCCACTGGTGTCTTCCCTTAGTTCGAGCTGAATCTCGCGACCCATGCCGGACTTATCCAAAACAGTAACGATATCGAATATACGTGCGCCAAAGACTACCCGGTCCGTATGAACTACATCCATATAACGCATTGTTGCCTTGAATGATCTGATGCTTTCATCGCCATCCGTTGCTCTTAAATAAACCCACGTGTTCGCCCAGGTTGCCCAGTTGTCGATTTCTTCACCAGATAAGCCCTGCGTTGGCGTATTGCGCTGAATCGTCACAAAGTCCCGCATCAACCCGGCGCGCATTAGAAAAGCCAGCGCCTGTAGGGTGCAAGTATGTTTTTCGCACCACTGGGGATTTCAGAAACCACGACACCGGCACCGACCACAACATCTTCCCGGGCAACATCACACGCGCCAATCCATAGCAGCATGCCGTATTTAATATCCTCTTGAACCAGTCCTGCATGCAACTGACCAGCAACATAAATAATGGTGACAGCGTTGAACTGATCTCGAGTACTCGGCCAGCTAAAACCATAGGCTGGCGCCAAGCGTCCATCCTCATCAAACTGGAAGTCAGTAAAAGCCCGTGTGACTCCATCAGTGTCGACATAATTGATGGACGTGATGGCTTGAATCGGCCCCATTGGCAGACAGGTTATGTCGCTAAATGCATCGGTCTTATATAACCAGGTGCTGGTTATCAGCGTTTCCCGCAAATATGTTTCAGTCCGGTGCCGAATCGCAGCAATGTAGAGCCTGAAAGCATCATCGTCGGCCGTACTCGATGCAATCCGTAAGTGGTTTTTTAGTTCCGTTAGGGATAGCGCCTCGCTGGCCGCGTCTAAGATGCGAGTCAGATTCATTACGACTTAACGCCTTCCTTTTTCGCGGCTTCCTTTTTCACTTCATCGGTTTTTTCTTGATCCGCTTTCGTCGACTTTGCGACAACAGGCTTCGCCCATTTATCCTTCAAGGCAATTTTTGCAAGGTCATCGCTCAAATCACGTTCGGTGTCCTTCACAAATTCCTCTGTGATTGCGCCGGTCTGCGATCCCTTGGTTGTTTTCAAGATTTTGAATTTCTTCATGGCATAAAAAAGGGCGAGGTTATTAGCCTCGCCCTATCCCTTTCAGGTTGGTTTCAGGTTTACGGGTTGGCGGTCGGCGCGTTATTCGGATGACCGAGCAACGGTATGATCGCAATCGGAGCCGAGCCAGTATTCGCAGCCGGCGTTACCGTGCAGCGGGTGTATCGCTTTGTCCCGTTGTAGCCGATACGCCGCGCACCTTGATCAGCTGCGAAGGTAAACGCAGCCAGAACCTCAGTGCCCAGCAGGTCAGCATCAGCCACAGCAGCAGCATCCGACAAGTTGGCCGCATCGCCCTCTTCAACCAATACGACAAAGGTTGCATCGACATCAGCCAACGTCCCTGCCCCGATCAAATATTCCAGGCTCTCATAGCCCTGGCGATCAACAATCGGCGAAACCACCGCAGTAGTGTCACTGACTGTGACAACCGCGGCACCAGGTGAATAAACATTGTTATGTAAATCACGCATTTTTAAATCTCCAGTAAAAGCCCCGCCGAAGCGGGGTTAGATTGATTAAGCGAACTTCAGCAGTTTGATGGCTGCGAAATCCTGTACACCGCCACCAACACGCTTTGTGGTGTAGAAGTGCACAAAAGGCTTGTTGGTGTAGGGATCACGCAAGATACGTGCACCCATCCGGTCGGTGATGACATAACCGCGACGGAAGTCACCAAACGCAATCGAAAAGCTGTTCGCTGCGATGTCCGGCATGTTGTCGTCGGCCTCAATGGGCTTGCCCAGCAAGGAGTCAGGCACACCAGCTTCAAGACCAGCTTTCCAGATGTAGGCGCCATCGCTGTCTTTCAGCTTGCGAACCGCTGCGACAGTCAGATCGTTCATCAAAAACGTGCCGTTTGAACGATAACCGGGCTTCAGCGAATGCTGCAGATCGATAATCACGTCGCCGCCATCAGGGGCCGCAATAAATGCACCAGATGCACCAGATGCAATGAACCCGATGCTTCCCCATGCATAACTGGCATTTGCTACAGAGTCGTAGCCCAGAATCCCGCGAGGCTTTTTAACACCGTTTCCAGTGATAAACGCCGTACCTTC